CGAATAGCGAATACATTCCTCTATAGCTCAGTCGGTAGAGCGAGTGACTGTTAATCACTATGTCCCTGGTTCGAGCCCAGGTGGAGGAGTTATGAAAGGCGATTGCACATGGTCCGAACAGTTCGGATACATTTATCTGTGTGTCAAAGAAATAGTCAAAATACTTATTCTAGGAGACAGGTATCGCCCTGGTGTATAAATAAATCCGAGGATAAATTTTACACCGCAGGGTCAGATTAATCATGCCATTAACACGTCTGGATAACCTTATCAGCTCTAAGACTGGTAAGTATCTTTATGTTTCTCCTGATGACTTTAACGCTACAGATTCGTTATCAAACAGAGGTAACTCTCCTGTTACCCCATTTAAGAGCATCCAACGTGCGTTCTTAGAAATCGCAAGATATTCATATACTCCTGGTCCATCTAATGATAGATTTGACCAGTTCAGTATTATGCTGATGCCTGGCATTCACTACATTGATAACCGTCCTGGTCTTGTAGATACGAATGGTATTGATACTTTTGAGTTTAGTCAACTTCTAAACTCTTGGGGTGATGATCCCATTCTTGATATCTCTAATCCTGATAACGTCCTCTATAAGTTTAACAATACTGAGGGTGGTGCTATCATCCCTCGTGGTTCTTCACTTGTTGGTTATGACCTTCGTAGAACCACTGTTCGTCCTCTTTATGTTCCCGATCCTGCCTCGGTAACTGTTCCTCGTTCTGCTATTTTCAACGTAACTGGTGGTTGCTACTTCTGGCAGTTCACCCTAAAGGATGGTCAGACAACTGCTGAGTCTCCTCTATTCAACTCTGCTACTGGTAGTGGCGAAGTTTATTATGATCCTACCGACTTTACTAGAAAGGCAGCACCTAACTTCTCTCACCACAAACTAACAGTATTTGAATATGCTGACAAAGAAGAGTTGCAACTCTTCTACAGAAAGATTGCTAAGGCATTCTCTGCTTATCAACCTACCATTGATGATGTATCACCCGAAGGAATTCCTGAGTTTGACTTCAACGTTCAAGAAAACAGAATCGTTGGTCCTCTATCTGACTCTCGTGTTATTGAGTCCCTCAAGTTTGATGACATTGCAGGAACTTCTAGTTGCAGTATCGAAGTAACAACGAAAGTTGACCACGGTTACTTTGCTGGTCAGTTTGTTGCTATTTCTGGAACTGAGATCGATGATGAGATCGAAGGTTTCTGGCCAATTTATGATATTTCAGATGATCCACGTAAGTTTACTTATCGTGTTCCTTTTGTCACATCAGGTATCGGTCAAGGTCTGACAACAGGTGTTGAAGTTAGTGTAAATTCTTCTCCTGCACTAGGTCAGAACGCGCAAGTTCTCGCGGAAGTTGACTCTGTTGAGTCCGCATCTCCTTATGTTTTCAACGTCTCAATCCGTTCGGTTTGGGGTATTTGCGGAATCTGGGCAAATGGTTTGAAAGCCACTGGATTCAAATCCATGGTTATCGCGCAGTATACGGGTGTTTCGCTCCAGAGAGACGACAGAGCATTCATTCGCTACGACGAATACGCAAACACTTGGAACCAAGCATCACTAGTTGACGCATTTGCTACGGTTCCTTACCACGCGAAGGGTGATTCTTACTGGAAGGATGACTGGAGAAACTTCCACGTCCGCGCTTCGGAAGATGCATTTATCCAGAACGTTTCGATCTTCGCTGTTGGTTTCGCTGATCACTTCCTGATGGAGTCAGGTGGTGACATGTCGATCACTAACTCTAACTCAAACTTCGGTAACACCTCACTACACGCTATTGGTTTCAAAGGATTCTCCTTCAACCAAGATAAGGCAGGTTATATTACCGATATTATTCCTCCTCAACAAGTTGTTGAGAGTGAGACAAACAGAGAGAAAGTTCTCTACTATACTATTGATGTTCAGGGTTCAATTCAAGACTCTGCTAATCGCTCCAAGTTGTTCCTTGGTGGAACAGATCTAGACAATCCATTAAACCGTCCTGCTGCTACCATTGGTGGTTATAGAGTTGGTGGTAAGAGTGGCGACAAACTCTATGTCAAGCTTGACAAAAAGAACAATATTGATACTTTTGAGGCAACACTAGAACCAACTGGTTTTGTCAAGTATATTGCTAAGGGTTCTATCCTCAACCCAAGCAACTTCACAATCAACAGTGTAAATGTAGACGCTGCTAATCTAATCGAAAGCAACCGTCGCATGATTCAGGAGGAAGTCTTCGGTTATATCTTGGAAAGATATCCTAGACTTCAGAACATTTCATACGTCAACCCTGATCTAAATCCTGCTGCTGGTCGTTATTTCGACGCTAAGAACCTAATCCAAGCAAATCGTCAGACTATCGTTGATAGTGCATTTGATGATATGGTTGAAACTTTTGGTGTTGCTAACATCGAAGGTGTTGCTGATGGTAAGTGCAAGCGTGACATTGGTTTCATTGTTGATGCTATCTCTGAAGACCTTAGAGATGGTGGCAACTTTAATACTATTGAAGCAACCAAGTTCTACTTCAATGGTGATGGATCACCACTACAGAATGGTCTTGTAGGAGAAGAACAGTATGCAGTCTTTGCTTTCAATAGAGCTAGAGATTACTGTAAGAAAGCAGTTGCTAACCTACTTCCAGTTAAGGCAACTATCTACGATCCAGAGAGTGATAACCTCCTTGCTCCTTATGGAGTAATCTCTGGAAGCACTGGATCTGGTGCTTTGGGACTGGATAGTGAAGGTGTTACTGTTGACAAAGCTAACAAGCAAGATCCAGCTGGTCGTTACAAGGATGCATACAACAGAATTACTGATCCTATCAACCGCGAGTTTATTCTTGACGCAGCACTAGCAGAGGTTGCTGTCTATCATCCAGACTTCTATATTCCTGGTGATACTCAGAGCAATGCTCAATCACGCTATGCTGATGCCTTCAGACTAATTCGCCGTAACAATAAAGAGATTACTGATAGAGCACTTGCCAAAATTGCTGCAGCACATCCTGATTTCTACTTCCCAGGTGATGCTCAGACAACCGCTGATTCTAGATTCTATGATTCCTATCGTCTAATCGAGCAGAATAAGGATCATATTGTTGATGCCGCCCTTGCAGAAATTTCTATCTATCACCCAGATTTCTATATTCCTGGCAGTGATCAGACAACAGCACAGTCAAGATTCTTTGACTCATATCGTTTGATCTATCAGAATAGAACTGAGATCATTAATACTGCATGGACCAATATGGTTGGTGCATATCCTGGTGTTGCTGGAACTGAAGTTAAGTGTAAGCGTGACCTAGGTTACTTTGTTGATGCTGTCTCCCTTGACGTATTCATGGGTGGCAATAAGTATTCTCGTAAGTTTATTTCTGAATACTTTGATGGCAATGGTCAGTTCTTAACCAATGGTCTTGATGGTGAGACCACTGAGAGCATTCGTGCTTTTGAGGAAGCAAGAGACCTCATGAAGCAGGCAATTACAAACCAGTTGTCTGTTCAAGATCTTGGTATTACTGGCGATCCAAACCCAGGTCAGAATCCACCTCCATATGGAACAGTTGGAGTTACGACAAATAATCTAAATCCTGCTTCTTGCGCTAATGTTCAGTCTGCTATCGATACTCTTGCGGGTATTGTAATTGGAGTTCTTCAACTACCAACTCCATCGTTGGCAACACTTCCTGCTGAGACACCTTATTCAATTGAAGCTGGTGAACTCAAGTGCCGCAGAGATATCGGTTACTTTGTTGATTCTGTTGCACTTGACCTCTTCATTCGTGGCAATGAGTATTCATACAGATTTGCTGCTGAGTATTTCGACAACGCAGGTCTTCCAATCAGCAATGGTCTAGTTGGAGAAACTGCTGAGAGCGTTACTGCTTTCGAAAAAGCAAGAGACATGATGAAGTTGGCACTAACCAACTCTCTATATGAGAAGGATCTGACTATTACTCCTGATCCAAACACTGCTCCCGATAATCAAGATCCTACATCTTGTGCTGATGTTCAGGCAGCAGTTGATACTCTAACTGGTATTGTAACAACGATTATCAATGATGGTAACCTAACTTCTCTACCTATTGAACTCAATAAGGGTTCTGCCCCTGCTGGCATGGCAAAGTGTGGTCGTGACATCGGATACTTCATCGATGCTATTTCTGTTGACTTGTTTACTGGTGGAAATGGACACACTAGAAGCTTTATTGAGCAGTATTTTGATGGCAACACACCTATTTCTGGCGGTGTTCATAACACCCCAGAACAAAAAGCTGCTACGCTAACCGCATTCTCTGAAGTTTCTTCATTCATGCAGTCGGCAGTTACAAACCAACTCTATTATAGAGATCTAACTGTTACAGCAGATCCAAATGCTGGACCACTTGGCAATGAAGATCCTGCAAACTGTGCTAACGTTCGTAGTGCAATCTCCACTCTTGCATCATATGTAACTGATGCTGTTTCAGCGGAGAATCTAAACAACCTTCCTGCTCTGGTTGCTTCATCATTCCTCACTGGTGAGACTAAGTGCCGCAGAGATATTGGTTACATTGTTGACGCTGTTGCACAGGATCTCTGGTTTGGTGGTAATGAGTATACCATCGCAGCAACCAAGGAATACTTCAATAATAATGCTCTAATCGGTAACGGTGTTGATAACGAAGTTGGTCCTTCGGTCACAGCATTCAAACGTGCTGCTGATCTAATGAATCGTGCAGTCAACAACCAATACTACAGCCGCGACTTAACTCTAACCCTAGATCAGATTGGCGATCCAGCATTTGTTGCTGACATTCACGCCGATGCATATAACCTTGTTCTAGACAACAAAGAGTTCATTGCTGCTGAAGCATATGAGCGTATGCTTGCTGCTTACCCAGCATATCAACCTTCTGCTGGTAACACCAAGCAGGACTGCCTAGACGACGTTTATGACGTTCTAGACGAGGTAATGTGGGATGTTAAGTTTGGTGGTAACTCCAAGACTTATGACGCTGCTAACATCTACGTTACTAACGTTTTTGAAGGTCAACCAATTGATACCTTCCTAGATGCTGAGCGTGATGAAGCTGCTAAGGTATTCCTTGAGGCAAAGAACATTGCTATCCAGTGCCTTAGAAATGAAACTGTAAGCATATCTGCTGGCAATACTCTAACTCAAACGTTTGATCCTACTATTGTTGATGATTGGGATGATGATTTTGCACCACTACCTAAGTGTGGTTCTGCCGCTGGTGCTGTAGATACTCTGTTTGATATCCTTCTTCAGGCAATCGGCAATGATGGTGGAGTTGGTAACCTCAACGGTATCACGAGAACTGCTCCTACACAACCAACTACTTATGAACTAGGTAATTGCTCTGATGTTCTAGCAACAATTGATACCCTCATCGGTATTGTTTGTGATGCTCTGACTGCTGGAAATCTAGATGATCTTCCATCACTAAGCAATGGTCTATGGGATTGTGCTAACGTTCGTTCTTCAATTGAGAACCTCTTTGATATCGTCACAGATGCCGTTTCTAGCGGTTCTCTTGCAGGACTGCCCGTTGTTAACCGTGGCGACTTTATCGTCAATGCAGAGGCATCTAAGTGCTTTAGAGACGTTGCTTACATTGTTGATGCTATCGCTAATGACCTCAAGTATGGTGGTAATATCAATAGCGTTCAAGCAGGTGAAGCATACTTTGTTGGTGCTCAACTAGATTACATTGATGGTGAAAGAGACGAAACTGTTGCTGCTTGGAACTATGTCGGTCAAATGGCAATCGCAGCAATGCGTAACTTTGACTTCCTTGCATACAACTGCACAACTACTAGCAGCTCGACACTAACTTCCATTGTTGATGCTGTTGGAACTGGAACTAGAAACGTTCCTGCTTCTGCAATTATTGACGTTGGCGACAACAGAGGCATCTTGATCGGCATGAAGGTCGAAGAGTATGCTCTTTCTAATTACACCAACGGTCTATTAAGTGCTGGTGCTACACCAATCACAACTAATATTCCATCTGATACTTATGTCAAGAGTCTAATTGATACAGATAAGATTGAAATTGGAGTTCTTGGATCCAGATTGGATACTGGTGTAAATCAGAATGCTCAGCAGGATAGCACATCTACTAACCTATACTTCACTTTCGAAAAAGGTTCATGGGCAGATACACTTCCTGAAACTGTAATTGTTGGACCAGAAGGATCTGGTGAGGATGTAATTCAAGATACCACAGTTTCACCTTCTCAACGTGAGTGTGCTTCCACTGCTGCGGCAATCACTCAGCTTGTAGAGAACATCACAACTATCATTGAAACTGGTCTAACCAAAGTTGTTAACAACATCACTGTTCCTACAGTTGATCGTGTTGAACCAACATTCAACACTGCTTTACTTGCATCTAGAGCAACTGTATTTACTATTGATACAACTGGTTACGCTTCAACCAATGCACACGACTTCGAGACTGGAACTCCTGTTAGACTTGTTCCACGTCCTCGTTTTGATACCAATACTGGTAAGTATGTCGAAGTCGATAAGCGTCTCATCAGACTACCTAACGGTTTTGACACCAATACAACTTATTATGTAATTGCTCCTGGTAGAGCAACACAACCTGTTGATTATTCTGGAACAAGTTTCTTCGATGGAACACCTGGATCCATGAATAAGTTGATGCTTGCAACCTCTAAGGAGAATGCAGCAGCAGGTATTTACATCTATGCATCTGAAACTGAAACAATCGATCAGAATATTGAGATTGACCTCTATCAGTTTGTCCTAGATGACAAGTATGATCTCCACACGTATTCCTGTGGACTAGTCAACACTGTTGTTGGTGGTATTGAAACTGATATTGCACATATCTTTGACAAACCATCCAGCGCAACAACTTATCAGAAGGTATTCTTTAGAGAGATTGAAGGCAATGATCTACCAGATCTTGCTACCACATATGCCGCAGATCCAGCAGTTGCTACTACTACTGGTGTTAATGCAGGTAAGATCAATCCCAACAAGGAGTTCTTTGTTCGTTATCAAACTAGCAAAGTCTTCACAATTCACAAGACAGAAGCTGACGCTCTGAATAATGTAAATCCAATTACATTTAACAACGCTAACGGTCCATTCAGAGTATTTGCTAACAAGAAGCGCAGTCCAATGCGCTTTGATCCTACATTTAATGGCGATGATACCGATAACGGTAAGTGGTATCTACAGTGTAAGGATAGAAGCACTGAGGATCAAAATACTGTATGGCGTGAGATCTTCTATAGAATTCACGAACCAGACTATAGCAGCAAACCAACCACAACTGATACATGGTATGAGCGTATTGCTGATACTAGAGATGCAAACGAAAGAACTTACAAACTTCGTTATGTCATTCCTAAGTATATCGAGAACGCTAGAGATCCTATTAATGGATTTGTCATTAAGACAAGAACTGACGACACTCGTAAGTTAGTTCCTCAGAAACTACTACTTAAGCCTGTATCTGGTAACGTATATGGTGCTCGTTTTGAAAACCCACAGCAACCAGGAGAATTCATTGGATTCACCCAAGAACAGTTTGATGCTGATGATACTCTGAACGAACTTTCTGCATATGATCCATACAGAAGACCTCTAACTGGTGAAGATCAAGACATCGATTACAGAGCAATTGCTAGATTTAATTCTGGTGTTGCTGCTACAATTCAGTCTGGTCGTTATGTAGAAGATGCTTTAGATTCAGCAATTAACTACTTGGAAATCACTGTATTCGATCTTGGTATCGATACTAAGAACTTCCCTGGACTAAGAAATGAGATTTTAACAACTGTCAAGATCTCTGCTCCTCAAGGTGGTGCTTTTGTTGCTAACAAGACACAGAGTATCGTATCTAACTCTGTTGGATTTGGTGGTAATTCTTCTGGAACTGCATATATTCATGGATACTTTAGTGTTGGTGGTGACCACTATCTAATCATCAAGGGTATTAGTGGTGCTAAGGGAACTGCCTCCCTAGAGTATAGTGAGTTCCAAGGCACACGATTCACTCAGGGTAATGTCTTTGCTGATATGCTGGAAGACCAGGATATGGGCAAATCGCTACCTCTGAAGACTCATATCAGAAAAAATTTCCCAGAGTATTATTACAAGCAAAACGGTTCTAACGTTTATACTATTACTCCTGGTGATCGTATTCAAGATGATGCTGGTATCGAATACTATGTTGCTAGTGTAGAAGATACTGGAGTCATTGAAGATACATTCTACATCTTTGATAGTGCAGAGCTTCAGAAGAGAATCCCAGGTCAGCAAGATGGTATCTACTATTTAACTGCTCTTCGTGGTAATATCTCTCCATATCCTCAAGGCGCTGGTGTTTCTACCAACTTCCAGAAGTTTAAGTTCTCTCAACCTGTAGGTAAACTTTATCCTCTCAACTACAGAAACGATCCTCTCTGGTTCCAAAAGTCTGGAACCACGAACGAAGAGAAGAACTACTACTCGCAGTTAATTGATCCACCTCAAGCATTCTCTGCTGCTGATAACTACATCCATGGTAAGGTTACTGTCAACGATACTAAGCACTCTGTAACTAGAGAGCTTATGAGCGATTTAACTGCTCAACCAGCATTTGTTCAGAATACTTACACTGCTGACAATGAGATCAAGGCACAACTAGGTAATGCAACTTCTGGTTCAGAAGATCGTCGTATTCCTATTGCTGGTGATAGCACAGTTGTTTCTGATCAGCGTTACTACGTTGAACTTCGTAGACCATCTATCGCTCGTGCTGGTAACCATACGTTTGAATATCTTGGTTTCGGTCCTGGTAACTACTCAACAGGTCTTCCTGCCCGTCAGGAGATCGTTCTAGAACCAGAAGAGGACTTCTACGCACAGTCCAAGAAGCAAGATGCTGGTATCGTATTCTATACTGGTATCAACTCTCAGGGTGACCTCTACATCGGTAACAGAAGAATCAACGCTATCACTGGCGAAGAAGACTTCATCGATAGAGCAGTTCTTGCTGATGATGGAGACGAGGATGATGTAATCGGACAACTCGTTACTACTTTCGACACTCCAGTTACATTTAACCAGAACATCACAATTGTTGGTGGTCCAGATGGTGAACTAGTTAATAACATCAACTCACCTGTTCTAGTTAATGTTCCTGACAATCAACTAAGGAACCTTGGAGCACCTTTAGTAGTTTACTCACTAGTAAGTTCTACTGATCCTATTAGTGGTCTTCCACAAGACGCTTCTCTTGATAGAGAAGCATTCTTCCCCAACACATCTGGTGATATCCGTCTAGGTAAGAACCGTGTTGATGCTGCTGTCTTTGGATTTAATCCAAGAGGCGAGGGTCAAAATTATATGATTCAAACTCACGCCCCTGGCGGTGTTGGATCAAATATTTGGCCAAATCAAGATAGTTTGGTTTCTCAGGGTGGATCTAGACTTGCAGCAGATCAATATATCACTTACACCAATGTTCTTCCTTCTACAGGAGACATGGCACTCAAGGGTAGTGCAGTTAATAAGAATGGTTCACTTGGTTGGATCTTTGCTAACATCTACACAGTTATCCCTAACAACGTAATTTCTTCCTTGGAAGTGATCGTTGATCAGAGTGTAAACGTTGGATCATTTACATTTATTGACAGCAACAGCAACCCAGTTTCTGTTGGTTCTCTAAACATTAAGTCTGGTTCTGAGATTAGACTACAGAATATTAATTACAGTGGTGTTCTTAATGGAACATGGCCAGTTCTTAATACTCAGGCATATCCATTCTCTCCAACCAGCAACGTTGTATACTTCCAGATCACTCCAAGAACTGGATCTCCAATCGGCGCATTTAACGAGACTTGGAGCACTGGTATTGTTAACGCTCCAACAAATGCATCTCCAAATGCTCTTGTTTCGTTCTCTGTATCGAATTGGAAGGAATTTGGTGTTCTAGGTGCTGAAGCACTCAGAACTGAAACCGAGACATGGGGTGACTTTAAACTTGGTATCAACACCATCAACAGAGCAACGCATGATGCATATAAGGATGCATTTGTAGAGGTTCAGAACACTGATCCTCGTGCTAACCTAGACGTTGTTGGTAACGCATATATCAGCGGTCGTAAGACAACTGATTGGCTTTCAAATGATGAGTATGCTGGTCGTAACAAGAATAGAATTTCTGATGCTCTTGTTGTTGGTTGGTTGGATGAAATTCCATCACCAAATAGTGAGGACATTGATGATGTAACTGCTGCTTTCCGTGTTTCTACCGAAACCGTAGCAATTACAGAGTCTGGTAGAGGTAATAATGAGAACAAGGTTGGTATTAACGTCAACAACAGTGAACTTGATAGAGCATTAGTTGTCAAGGGCGATGCAAGATTCACTGAGGATGTTCGCTTTGAGCGTGACATTGAGATCCATGGAGATGGAACTCTAACAGAAGTAAGAACTGATACAACATCTGGAATTTTCAATCTAATTACAGATGCTGGATTTGTTGGAACTCTCAACTTTGCGAATAGCGCAAACATTGCTAACCTAGTTAACGGTGCTGAGACAGTAAGATTTGCTGATGTTACAACAAACGCGCAAACAATTGCTATTGGTAACAACTCAAGCACTAACACATTTAGAATTGGTAATGCTGTTGCTGGAGATCAGTTCTTCTACATCGGTAACCTTTCAGATCACAGCAATTTCTGGGTTGGAAACACTCCTGATGGTGCTACTGTTGCTGCTGATGGATCTATTACAACACCAGGAAGTGGAATTAGTAAGATTGTAATTGGTGGTGCTTTTGGTAACACAAACCAAGACCAGTCATTTGTAAGAGTTGGAACACAAAATCTACGTGTTGATGGTGATATGTGGCTCGGATTCCGTCGCCCAGGCGGATCTGCAGAACTAAGATCACAAGCTTCACTAATTAGTTTCTTCTCTAACTCTGGTGGTCCTTCGACTATTAACTTCGGTCTCAATGCTTCTGAAGTTAACATTGCAGGTCAGGGTGGAACAACCACAATTAATAACTCACTCCATGTTGTTGCTTCTGCTAAGTTTGATGGTAACATCTTACTTTGCGGTGGTCTTGCTTCCTTCTCCTTTATCGGTGACAGAGCACAAATGGGTTCGACCATCTCTGCTCATGGTGACGGTGTGGAACCAGATGGATCATTCACTAAGAATGTTGATATTCTCAATGTCTTAGTTCTTGGTCCAACTGATGATGGATACAACGCAGTTGATACTGCTGGTTCTGGTCAGTGGGGTGGAACTGCATTCCAACAGGAAGTAACAACTATTGGTGGAACACCTGAAGTTGAACCTCAGGATCTTCCTACCCTAACAGGTGATGAGTATTATCTACCAATCAAGAATTCACCCAACAAGCAAAATGGTGATCCATATCTAACAACTGGTGATTATATCATCGTTGATAGTGCAGTTTCTGCAAGCGGACATCCTGAGATTGTTCAAATTCTTGAGGTAATGAGAGGCAATGTTGGTCCTTTCTATCTAAGAGTTAAGCGTCAACCATTTGGTAACTTTGGTGGTGTTCTAACTAATCACCCAGATACAACTCCAATCTACAAAGTAAATGTTCAGTTTGACGCTACTTGGTTGGAGATTGGTGTTGACGGTGCTGGAGCGCAAGATAACTTCTATCTTGCTGAGTTTGGTGGAAATCTAACCACAAACGATTATGTTATCCTCAGCAGAAATGATTCCACTGGAACTCCAGAATATGTTGCTGTAAACACCCCAATCTCTCAAGAAGTTCAGAAGTTTAGAATTAATGATGGTGAAAATTGTGATGATGAATCTGGTGATGTATTTGTCGTTAACTCTGTAACTGGTGATACTATCATCAAGGGTGGCACTACTATTAACAATACATTGACCATCTCTGGTGGATGTGGAACAATCAGTAACATTGCATTCTCTGCAAATTCTGTAGTTAATACTAAAGTTCTTACCAATGTTGTTGTATCAACACCAGATAAAACAATCAGTGATATTCAAATTGGCGATGTTATTGAGATTGTTACCAATGAAGCTTCACTGCAACCTCTATTTGACACGCATGTTGCGGCAGTTGATGCCACAAACAACAGAATCTTCCTTGACAAACCAATGGCAGGTGGTGGTTCTGCCAATGTAAACTTCCAGGCTCGTAGAAACGAAAAACTTCTCCTAACAAATGGAGAAAGCGTTCCTACATTTGAAGTAGATACTTGCACAGGCACCACACACCTTGGATCACATTATGGTAGAATTGAAGTTGAATTCGGTGAGACTGGTGGATATGCAAATAACATCAGTGATACTGATGATATTGTAACCGCATTCGATAATGGTGAGATTGAATACGCATACAGTTTCTACTATGATCCTAAGATTCTTTCTGATGGTGGTCCAAATACAACAATCAGAGCAACTGTTGCTGGTTCTTCAAGTCAGATTCAGATTCCTGTTCAATCTCTAGGTGTTGGAGATGGTGCATTTGCAATTGGTGATTATGTCTTCGTTGGAGATCCTACTGCTGCTTCTACTGGAATCGGAACATTCCAGATTGGATACATCAATGACATCGTTGATAATGATCCAGCAAATCTAACTATTGTTATTCAGTCTGCTGGTGATGGTTTGATTACTAACGAACCATTTACTCCTGGAGATGATGTATATACTGTTGGTAATGTCGTTAGAAGAGTAATCAAGCATACAGAATTTGCTAGAATTATTGATATTGAGACAAGAACCAGAACAGTTCAAGGTGCTCAGAGCAATTATTGCTCAGTAATTCTAGACAAAGGATATATTGCACAGCAAAAACTAGATTATCTTGGTTGGTTGGTCTTTGTCAACTCTGAGCATGAAGCACAGACATTTGCTGCTGTCAAGGGAAGACTCAAGGGTGTAGTCCACACTGCCGTCATGGATGAGCAGAGAAAGGATGGTGCTATTGAGTTCAGAAGTGGAACAGCAAACATTGCTTCCAATATCCACATGATTGGTGGAAGCCTTGAGATCTATGATTCTGTCAATCAAACGAGACTATTTGGTTTCGTCAACGATGACGGACACGCAGATCACCAGGGTCTACTATTCTGGGATGCTGGTGTTGTTGCTCGTGGTGACTTCTATCTCTTCAGTTCTTCTGATCCAGAGAACATTATTGAGAACCCAGATAGTGATACTCCATCGTTCTTCGTTGATAACCTAGGTAATGTTGGTGCTGAAACTACTCTCACGGTTACTGGTAATGCAATTGCAACACCATCTACGACTCTGGAGCAATTATCTGTTCAGAATCTAGGACCTAATGGATCTAAGAAGTTTGCAGTCAAGCAAGACAACTCAATCGACTCGTTTGGTTATACTAACTTCTTTACTTCAAGTGGTGGTTCTCATACTAGATACATCTCTTCGGCATCTGCTGAAGAAGATCTAACTCTACTTCCCAACATTATTTACATGGTAAATACTACAGCACAATCAACGCTAGTAGTTACACTGCCAACTTCACCACAAACTGGAGATGTTGTCAGACTAATTGATGTCAGTGGTAATCTAAGCTACAATACTTCACTTGTTGTTAGAACTGCTGAATCATCTGGAACTAAGATTCAGGGAGATAATACTGGAACACTTCTTGGTGGTAGATTAACACCATATCCTTCTGGAGAAATGGTTGTTCAAACACCTAATGCAGCGTTCAGTCTTGTATATCTCGGATCTACTGATAGCAATGGTCAAGTAGGTATACCATCCGCCGTTCAAGGATGGTGGTTAATGGAGGTCTAATAGATGGCAAGTTATAACAGAATCAGGGCATCGAAACAGTCCCCTATCGGGACAATCATGCCCTGGGGAGGTTCTTCTAGTAACTCAAAACTAGATGAAGATGCTATTCCAACTGGGTGGATTGTTTGTAGGGGACAAACTCTTTTAGCAAGAGATTATCCTCTATTAGCACAACTTCTTGGCAATACTTATGGTCCTTTTCAGGAACCTGGAGGACCACCTGTAGGTATTCAAAATGCATATCCAAGTTATGATGAAAATGACTTGTTTACTCTGCCTAATTTAAATAATACTGGCATGGTTGATCTTGAGGGATCAAGACTAGAACCAGAAACACAGTTGATTGTCGGTCAATATATTACAGAAAATGGAGCAGATGCCGCTCCGCCAAACATTGCGTTATCATATATTGACGTTAATTTTTCTATTGAATCCGATTCAAATCTGAGTGGTAAGATTACAGGGATTACAATTGAAGATCCTGCATATTTTGCTACTGGTAGAATTATTCCTAGAAAATTGGGCATTGACCACACTCCTGGTCATAGTCACCCGCAACCAGAAGATGCTGATGCAAAGTATCCTTCTGCAGTTCTTGGTGGTGGTTATGTCGGACTATTTGAAGCTGGTAACTATGATGTTCAAGACTCTGAATATACAACTGTTAGTGCTGAACCAATCAATCCATCGGAAGATAGTGCAGATAGATTCAACCCAGGAACTGCACTTGTAACTTGGTATGATGAGTCGGCATTTACCCTCCCTACAATGAACCAGTTTAGGGATTTTACTGCTGCTCCAGCAAATGTTCCTGCTATCCCAGGAAGTTCTAGAGCTGTTAGTGGATATGGTAATACTATTGATTATGAAGATCCAAACACTTGTATTATTAACGTTCAGGCACCTGCTGTTTCTTCTCCATTCCCACCATCTGGAACTTATCAAGGTTTAAAAAACTTTTATAGTTCTGGAACAGTTGCTTCTTCTAGAGGTGGAAGCACTTTATATCCATATCCAACTACTTTAAACCACAATGCTGATGCGTGGAACTCAGAGTCTCTCGCATCTCACAATCACTTCACAATTGACCTTGCTATGACCAAGGGACAGATGAGAATTCCTGGCACAATTCTCATAAATAATATGACGACAGGAACCATTGCTCCTGTTAGTGTTGATAAGGCATTAAGTGTTCAGATCAATGCAAATACACCTTCAATTACAACTCTGATTATAATGAGGGCATACTAAATGGCAGTATTTTATAACAGAGAAAAATCTAAGATTGGAACAACTACTGGTTCTATTATCAACTGGTCTAGACAATTGACCTCTAATGATCCAGAAGATACCCAAACAAGAGACCAGCTTCCCGCTGGTTATCTTAGATGTGATGGTTCAATTTATGCTGCTGAAGTTTTCCCAGCACTAGCAGAAGTTCTTGGAACAGGAACTTTATCGAGGTTTAGAAAACCAAATCAGACTTTATTGGATAATCAATTCCAGTTACCAGATTTCGGATCAAAAAAGATTCGTGCTTCAAGTGGAGCAAACTTGGGTGACTATGTTGATCTTTACATTCAAGACGACAACGATAATACTATTACAAAATCTGGTGTTGGTTTAGAAGTTCAGAGTAATATTGGAACACAATATGAGATCTTATATCAAGGATCGTTCTTCTTGCCTTCTCAATCAATTCCTATTACAGGTGAACCAGGATTTACGAGATCTACTGGTAACTATACAGAAACATCTGATGTGCTATCTAATGGATTTATTCCACACGCACACTTCCATGATGGTAACAGAACTAGAGTTGCATCTTCAACAGGAAATGAATATGCTGCATTTGGTAGAAACTCTTACACTAGAAAATCTACACTATGTGTAGTTGACTGGGCAAATAATACAAGACAAGACCTTTGCTATTATAATGCTACTAGAATTAGATTATCTTCTGTAGTTCAGCAAGAGTCAAATGCTGCAGGATGTCAAAGAACTTACTATGCTGGATGTTTTAGTGGTTGTGAATTTACAACTTCATATGAATGTTTGATTCCAGAAGGTTATACTTGTGGATTCCCAATTTGGTCTGGTAGTGGGGGTGGATGTCCTAATGCTGGATCACAAGAAACTGCTACATGTGGAAACATTCAATATCAAGGAACAGTTGCTGTTAAGTGTCAATCAGTTGGTTTCCCTGGTTGTGCTATTGGTGGATACGTCGCACAACCAAGAACTGGTCCTGTTACACTATCTTCCAACTACAGTGATGCTAACTTGCCTTTTGACTCATTTAAAGACTCTGATTCAAATTCTTTTGCTGCAATTAACAACGTAACAAATCAAGTAGAAGCAACTGGTAACGATGGATCTCACAGACACTTTGTTAATTTTACTGCACAACCACATACATACCAAGTGAATACTTCGCCTAGTTTTATTCCTTCATCAAATTTAGTTTCTACGATTAGTATTAACGTTAACGAAGAGAATAAAGCTGACCAGTTTATCCAACCATATCTCGTTCAAGAGTTTCTTATCAAATACTAATGACAGTCTCCTACAGAAATCGATTTACATCGTATAAACAAGAAACTGACGGACAGTATGCTCCCGTTGGATCGATTGTTTCTGTCTTGGTTGATAATTTTTCCGATGCAGCACAGTCTCCTGAATATGGATATAAAAATTATCTTTATTGTGATGGCAGAGAATTAAACATTAGAGATTATCCTTTCTTATATCGTTCGGTTGGAAATACATACGGTGGATCTGCTTCAGTAGAAAAAACTCAACCAACACAAGCTGGTGGTGTAACTAAATTATATTGGATTAACGGTAAAGCATTTTTTAATTTACTTCAAGATGGATCTGTTGCTGGTGGTCTTAAACTTCCATATCCATATGGTGTAAATTTTAGAATTCTTGATTCTGGAAATGGGAGAGGTGCATTGGATGCAACTAATTTCCCATACGACACATTTTTCTCTACTCAAGCACCAACTGAAAATGTTTCATCTCAATTGCCAGGAAATGGAACTGAGTATGCATATGAAATTGTATTCCCAACAACAGTAACACCAACTCCTGGTGCAACTATTGTTTTTAGTAGTGGAACTCATCCAAATATTTCTTTTAGAAAGAACTTTAGTGAGGATGATTATCCATTTCAAGTAGGAACTTTTAGATTACCCGATTATAGAGATAAAGTTATTGTTGGATATGGAGCAGTAGATGGTGAAGGATCACCAACGGTTGAAAATGCTCTTATCAATAATGTTGGACAAAGTGGTGGTAGATGGTATATTTCTCAAGATGATCTTTTAGATGGTGGTGTGTTCTTTACAGTTGGAAATGTAAGGACAACTGGATATACAAATATTAACTCGGATGTTTTTACATTTATCACTGGATCTGTAACCTATCAATTAGGACCAATTGATGATTATATTTTCAGCAGACCAGTAGAACACTTCCACTATATTCTTTCTTCGGAACCAGATGAAGGATTAGAAGCTGAATTTGGATCTACTCCATCAGATCAATATGCTGTTCTTTATAACAAATCGAGAGCAAATATTTCTCCATTTGAACCACAAGGATCTGGTGGATTGGCATTGGGACACTCGCATGGCATTTCTGCAGAACCATTAAATGATCCACGAATGGCAACATATGGAAACGTTGGTGGTATTGGTGGTGAAGATCCTAATGTTCCTATCGACGTTAACTATGATGTTAATGATAGCATTTTAACTAATACTGCCGTTTATAGTGGTGTATCATTAGAACTATATGGCAGTGGTTCTGGAGAAATTGGTGGATTTGCTGCTCCTGCTGTTACTGATAAAGGAGACAGATATCTAGCATTTGGATATGGAAGCTCTGGAACTTTTGGCAACACGTTACAGAGTAGTAGATCAGTAACTTACACTATGGATTTTACTGGATATACTCAGTTGTATATCTTTGCTATCTGTGGTAACGATAGCAATGGTGGAGAAAGACCAAACAATGTTGGTGAAGGACTTCAAGTTACTATTGGTGGCGCGACTCAGCAAATTATTCCATCAGGTCAGGATTTTAATGCTCAAAATGGTATTGAAGCTGGAACAGGATTTGATGCATATGATGCTGTTTATGCTTATTGGACGCAGAGTTTCATAAACATTCCTCCTGGCAATCAGACGGCAGGACAAACAGTTACAATCTCACAAACTTGTTCCAATAGTGGTAGTGGAAATGAACTACAGTCTGGTAATGAAGCAAGTGCAAATGCTCTTGACATGTTTGGCATTCAAGCAATTGGATTGCGTGGTGGAATTCCAGAAGTGCCACCAGATCCAAATGGAACTTATCCAGTAACTGGTTCTCCTCTTGTTACTATTACAAGTCTTGTTTATGATTCTGCTAATGGATATGTTGTAGCAGGAACGGCAGCACCACATGCTTTTGACTCGGGAATGATTGTTAATATCAGTGGTGCAACCCCAGCAGAGTTTAATGGTGCCGTTGAAGTATTGCCTGATCAGTTGAGTAGTGTTAATTTTACATATATTCCTGAAACTCCTCCATCTCCAACAGTTGCAACGGGAACAATTACAGCACGTATTGCTTCTGGTAGTTTTAGTGATGTCACAGAGACTCCAGCACCTAAAGTATATGTTATTAATAACAATACTGTAGTTGGTGGTAAACCAGATGTTTTTGAAGTTCCTGGAACAGGTGTTATTTTCTATGATGAATATATTACTAGTCCAAATACAATCAACGCAAGTCCTGTCACAACAGGTCCTGGAGAATCTTTCTCTCAAATTACTGTAAACTTAGTTGCTCCTGGAGGCGGTGGAGCTGGTAGTTTTGGTGATGGTGGTGATGCTGGATATGCTTATGCTACTTTTAACTGGAAAGGCACCAACAAAACCATCTATGCTTACGGTGGAGATGGAGGACAAAGAGGAAATAATGGTGGTGCTGGCGGATCAGGTGGAACATTTTTAATTCCTGCTGATTTACTCGTAGATCCAGATTTTCAGTATTCTGCTGTTGCTGGTATTGATGGAGCTACTGGTGGTGGCGCTGGTAGTGACACTGCTTCCACTAGTGGTGGTGGTGCTGACAATGCATTTGGAACAGGTGGTAATGGAAACTCGACTTCATTCTTGACAGAAGAAGCAGGAGCATGGGAAACTTTTACTACAAGTGGAACATGGTCTGCTCCAAGTCCATCAACTGGAGAAACTTCTAGAAACGTTCAAGTTCAAATTGCTGGTGGAGGTGGAGGTGGTGGTAATGGTAATGCCAACTCTGGTTGTGGTGGTGGTGCCATTGGTGGAACAGGAGGTGGTGGTGCTCTATTGACTGCCACATTGAATCAACAACCATCGACACTTAGTTACACTCTTGGCGCAGGCGGTGGTGTTGGTTTCAACAATAAAGATGGCAACACTGGAACTGGTAGTGAAGCTGGACCATCTTATGGTGGTAACGGTGCTTCTATTGGTGGTCGTGGCGGAACTGGAGCATGGGGTAATGGTGCAACTGCTGGCGCTGGCGGCGGTTCTTCAGGTGTATATTTCAATGGAGGAACTGCTTTCCTAGGTGCTGGCGGCGGTGGCGGCGGCGGTGGATCAGGTGGTGGTTACAACGGTGGTGGCACTACTGATGGTTGCTACGCTGGTGGAAATAATAGAGCTGCTGATACCAACTTACACGTTCAAAACGCTGCTATTGACTTCAACGGTGGAGGTAATGGCACAAGTTCTGGTTGCACCTCTGGTGGAGGTGGAGGCGGCGGCGGTGGCGCTGGACCTACAGCTGTAGCCAGTGGTGGTGATGCGGGTCAGGCAGGTGTTGGTCACAATGGTAATGGTGGCGGAACTGGCGGTAAGCGTGGTGACTCAACATATAGAACTAACTATTGCACCGCAACATGGTCTACTGCTAGCAATGGCGGTTCACCTGGAAGTGCAGGTGGTGGTGGATATTTTAGAGTTAAGGTCGATAGAACTATTTTAAATTACGGAAACGTTGGTGGTGCTGGTGGTCAGGGTGCATCAATTAACTTTAGTTTAATTGGAGAAAATATTGCTGTTACTGCGGGTTTACAGTCTGCTGGAACTGGATCTACATCTGGTGGTGATAGTGCTCAGGGTGGTGAAAACGGATATGTTCAGGTAACCTACTACGGTTCTGAAGGTGGTGGTGAAGTAACAGGAGAATACACAACTGCTGCAGGTAACTACTATGAAGCAAATGCTGTTGGAGTTCCTGGAGGATCGTTATTTGATGGTGGAATTTGGATATCTTCTTCTGCTGATGGAGATGTAGAAGCAGATGAATTGACTCCTGTTACTCCTGGACTTGGAACAGGAACAAATACTAGATTTACTATGCCATCTGGAGCAGGCATCCCAACATATGGTGGTCTTGCAACTAAGTATCTTCCATTTAATGGTCCTGGCAACAGAGAATATGTTCTTGGTCCTCTTGACTTAACTAATGCAAATAAGTTGAGATTTGTTATGATTAAAGGAACTAATCTCAATGGTGGTGCTGCACCAGAAGAAGGAGTTCTTGCATACTGGAGAGTTTCTGGATCTACAACTACAAATTTACTTGATACTGTTATCACAGCAGATGATGGAACAGTTGGATGGGGAGAATTTGATCTAATCCTATCAGATGGTTCTGATATTAGGCAAAATAATATTGAATTAATCCTTAGACAGACAAGACCACCTGGAAATGATGATAACACTGTAGCTACTCAAGATAATTATGGTATGTCCGCATTTGCTGTCTTTTATGATGATGTAACTACTAGAGTATTCACACCTTCTGAGGGTCAGACAATTTCTAATGTAGATGAAATTGTAACAACAGTTTCTGCAGCAGGTGCTGGATTGATTTCAACTGACGGTTTGTTTGAGATGAGTTCTTCTACTCCAATTTCTACAACAGCATTAGTTTCGCCAGAAAACGATATTTCACTGGTCACTAAATATCACAGGGTAAAATATTTGATCAAAGCGACTTAAATTATATGAATGAGCATGATTTTATTTTCCCCATCGATCAGATGGTTGGGGAATTTGATGACTTTATTGGAATTTGGAATAATTTTTTTCCTAAACAATTGTGTGAACAAGCAATTTCTAAAATTGATAAAATTTTTGAAAGTTCCGCAGTTATCAATTCTGAGACAGGAAAGAGACAGTTCAAGCATGGTAAACTTGGCAGACATGACTTTGCTTGTGTCTTGAATGATTATGATGTAAAGTTGTCAAACACAGTAAATGATTATCTGAAGTGTTGTCTCACTCATTATTGTAGAGAGTTTGAGCAACTTTTGAGTGTCAAACTCATGTCATATGCTGTGAAAGCACAAAAAACTCCACCTGGCGGTGGTTATCATGAGTGGCATTATGAAAATGCTTCTTACATGAGTGCAACTCGTGAACTTGTGTGGACAATCTATCTTAATGATATGCCAGAAGGTGAAGCTGAGACTGAATTTTTATATCAACGACGTAGAATTAGACCACAACGTGGTATGGTTTGTGTTTTCCCAGCAGGCATGACTCATGTTCATAAAGGCAACACAGTTTTTACCCAAGATAAATACATTTTGACAGGATGGGCTCATAAAGTAAAATGACAGAATTTGCCTCAACACAAACAGTAGCGTTGTATGTGAATGCCACTACTAGGCAAATGCAGCGTGATGGAATCACCAAAAGTATTAGTGATCAGTATTGGACTGATGAAATCATTCCTATTCTGTATCCTGTCTGGGATTCTGATAGAGATAAACTAGAAAGTTTTATCTATTATAAAGATGGTTCTGCCAAGATGCTTAAGAATAAGTATCAAAGGAATCAAAAGACAGGTGATTACAAGTGGGTTTCGTATGAGTTTGACCTCAACCCATTTCCAGATCATGAAATTGTTGGTCTTTTTAATCAGTTAAATGACAAGTTCACAAACTTCAGAGACATTGAAGAATATGATCTTGACAGGCAACTCCAGAGCACATATGCAAGAGACAATATTGTCAACTGGAATAAGTTGGTAATGATTAGAAAGTTCCTTCTTATGGATAGTGATTGGACTCAAGTTGGTGATGCACAGATTACTGATGAACAAAAAGCACAGTGGGTAACATATAGACAGAAGTTAAGAGACATCCCACAAGATTACAGTGGATTCCCTGCTGCTGAAGTTAAGTTCCCCATCACACCATCAAAATATGCTGATAGAGTGGGATCTGGTGACACAGAAGAATACTTGGCTGATGATAAGAATCACTTCTTCTTACTAAACCAGTCTGTATATCAAAAATACTCTAATAGAATTCTTACTTATCTCTCAATCTCTATTGCAGTCAAGAATATTGATGACATGCCAGTTTCTAGAGTATATGACTCTGATACTGATACTAATCTTGACGCAATTCTTGATTCTATTGAAAACGGAGAGGTCTGATGGCACTAATTTCATTACAACCACATTCAATTCACGATCTTTGTGTTCGTATTGCTGCTAACGAGAACAAATTTGTTCTAGTTATTGACAATCATAGGTATCATACGCTCACAGACGAACAAAAAGCAGCAGTATATAACTATTACAAGGATCCAGTTGACGAAGAATTTTCTAACTGGATCATTCCTGAAGCAGAGATTGATGCTGTCTTTGAAGCAAAAGATTTATTCTATGTGTTTGACACAGAAATGCAGGCAACTGATAATTGCTTTGATTGGTTCCCAAGACCAGAAAACCTACCCGATGAGAATCATTGGATCAAAGCATACATTGTGAAACCAGACGGCACCATCCCATACATCAACGAGAGAGCGGTTCCAGCTGAGGGTTGACAAGGGGTTGACTCCTGTGCTATGGTAGCAAGGCGTTTGTGAAACAGCATGAAAGTCCCCACACAATATGAATTGACGCATCTGCAATTGCAAGCGATGATGCGAGATAACAACATTCCAGAAACTGAGATCAAATACTTAGGCGATCGTGTTTATCCTGAGCATCACACTGGACATCCAGAGTGCCATGGTATTGTCATGCCTTGGTATCTGATCGCCAATGAGCATGAGGTTCCTGTTGCCGACATCGCATCAGTGGATCGAGTCGAAAATTAAGTTCTGTAACAGGGGTTGACACCCACCCCATTTCGCCCTATACTGACCTCAGTTCAAACAAACACATGACCGCCACCATTTTTGACGCTCTTAACATCGACGAATACGTTTGTGAGTATTTCGATGAGAAGTTGATGGATCCTAATAACTGGACTTTCCCTGTCACTGACAAGGGTATTGATGGTATTGAGATCATTGAGAAAAAGTTTGGTTTGTGGAAAAACACGGTTAAGCAAAACAATATTGGTCGCTTCCTTGGCACTGATTCTCAGAAAGTCATTCTGATTAAAGAAGACATTGAGCAAAACGGTATTGATTGTAGCCAACCTCCTGTTTATATTGACATTGACACTGGAGACATTATCACTGGTGGTCACCGTCACGATGCCTGTGCTATGCTTGGCATTCCTGGTTACATGATTGTTTTTGTTCGTTGCAAAAACGAATGGGCCCGTAAGCGTTTTGCCAAGGCGCTGAATAATGAGCGTGTCTTCCATGCCACTCTCAACAATGCAGATGAAGTTGTTGAGCATATCAAGTTTGGTATTTCTGAAGGTCAGATCACCTGCCAACAGCAAATTGAAGATGAGATCCGTTTGATTGCTAACAACTCTCTCAGCAAGACTAAGCAAGGTCGTCTTGTTAAAGAGATGGTAAGTTTCATTCACAGCAGCGGTAACACTAACGTGAAACTGGAACGCTACACTTCTCACAACGAGACCACTTACGAAGAGTTTGTTAATCGTTCTACTGACACCTATGTTAAGGATGTTCTGAATAATCCAGAAGTTCGTAACTATTACATCAATATGGATAACTGGGGTTCACGGACCAATCCTTTGATTACAGAAGCAGGTAAAACTCCTCATAATTCTTGGATGAACATTCAGTCTTCCGTTTCTCTTCCCTCTCGTGTGGAATCTCTTGATGTGAAGCGTGAGAAAGTGCATGGTGTTGCTCTTAACAACCTCGCAGAATCTCTTGATAAGGTATTCATGTATAAGGTTGCTAATGGTTGCTATCCCTGGCAGCACAGGAAGTGCCAACACGCCTTCTTGGCTCAAGATCACCACACAGAAGGTGTCCAAGAAGGTCAGTTCATCCGCTTGTGATGTGACGATTAATAAGTGTCACACTGGGGTCTTCGGACCCCTTTTTCATGCCCTATAATTATCCCATCAACGACGCACCGCATGACCCTGACCCTTCGCCCTCACCAGCAGCGTATGCTCGATGCTCTGC